ATATAAGGGGAAAATGAATGCAGATTGCTTGCTTTACTTAGATGATATGATAACATACTATTTTTATGAAACAAAAAATAGAAATGCTGGATTTAACATTGAAAAGACTTCATTATATGTATCAAAGATTTTATATAATATAATATTATCTGTAAAAAATAATTATAAATTGAAAAATGAAAAGATTGTATTATGGGTATCACAACGATGGCATGGATATCATATTTAATTCGAATAAGCAAGGCCTCCCATACCGGATAATATTCTGAGAACATTGTAATTAACGGCAAAGACATGGATAGTCCCTGTGTCAGCCATTCTTGAAGATAGAGATAGAACAGCAGTGTCAATACGGGACATATTTAGGGTGCCGCTTGGTTGGTGTTCTTCGGGTTTTAGGGCAAACGAATAAACATTGATACCTTTGTGATACATATCAGGGGTATTTTCGTGGTGTTGATACGGTTGGACTAGTGAGAAGTATTCGCCTTGTCTGGTTGCAAAGCGATCATTGCCGTTGAGCATTATTTTTGCTTGCATTACCGGATTTTTAGAAACGACATAGTTATTGAAAGTTGTGGTTTCAATAGTATTATCAGCTTCGGCAGTAGAAAAGTTATTCCAATATACATTGTTGGCAGCAGTTGAACTTCTGATAGCCCATACAAGTTCTTTGCAGGGATGATTGAAGTTCATACGTAAGCTCTTCATAGAATCGGGATTTGAGCCAGATGAAGTTATGGTGTCAGTGCCAGTGAATTGCAGCTGTTCTATTAAATATTCATGAGATAATTGCGCGAATCTTCTGCGTTCATCGGTATCTAAGAATATGTAATCAACCCATAAAGTAGGATCGTCAAGGGTCAACTCGGTATTAGAATAGCCAGTACCATTTGATTCGCCGCCAACTCTATCATTTTCAGCACAATAATTTTTATTACTGATATCACAGAGGTTAGTAACAGTTTCATATTCTATGTTAATTTTAACTTCGTGATATTGAAGGGCGATTAGAGGAAGAGCTAAACCAACATTGCGGCAGAACCAGAACTCTAAGGGAACATATAATTCATAAGATGATGTCGAAGGCAATAGAGTGCAGCAGTTCTCCTTGTTGGCACCAATCATTTTATAGTAGCCTTCACGTTTGCCATAAGGTAGCGAAAGTTCATTCCATATGTAAAGCCATTCCGAATAATGTTTATCTATGCGTTGTCCGCCAATTTCTAATTCTACGGTTTTCAATAACTTTTGACCTACATTGGGAACTAACGCTATTTTTTTGGAGGTAGCGCCAGTATTTTTTAATTTTCCGTAGAAATATACTCTGTGTATTAAATCACCGTTGCGAGTAATTTGATAGGTGGCGCGAGAGCCGAGCGAATTACTTCCCGAAGCGGTTTGTTGGATAGCTTCAATAGCAAAGTTAGTATGACGACGATAAACTACTTTGAAAAAGGTAATTTGAGGATTACCGGTTAAATAAACATCCTGTGCACCATAAGCTACTAATTGAAGAAGACCACCACCCATTTACGCTATATTCTTTATACTATTAGAGGAGAAAAAAAAAAGAAACTTTATAGCAATTTCAACATATATAAATAAATATATAATATTTTAATTGGAATAAGCAAGGCCACCCATACCAGATAATATACGGAGTACATTATAATTTACGGCATAGACATGTAGATTCTTTGAAGATGCGTTATTAGAAAGGTAGGTATCAACTTGGTTAATCTCTAAATTGAGAACAGCAGTATCAATACGAGACATATTGAGAGTGCCACTTGGTTGGTGCTCTTCCGGTTTAAGGGCAAATGAATAAACATTGATACCGGGATTAACAGGGATATTTTCGTGATGCTGATAAGGTTGTATTAAATTGAAATAAGAGCCTGGTCTTGCAGCAAAACGATCATTACCGTTTAATACAAGTTTGGCAGATTTTATGGGATTAGTTGAGTCAATTGCGCTAGTAGCATTATATAATACTGCATTATCGGCAGCATAGGTATTAACCTTGGTGGAATAATTAATCCAGTTATTATTTATAACATGTTTATCGGTAGAAGTAGTAGTATGGTCAGAAGAGCATAACCAAACTAATTCTTTGCAAGGGTGATTGAAGGATAATTTCGGTTTAATGGCAGAAACAGCCGATACACTTTCAGTACCAGTGAATTGTAACTGCTCTATTAAATATTCGTGGGATAATTGAGCGAATCTTCGACGTTCGTCGGTATCTAAGAAGATATAATCAACCCATAATGAAACAGAGGAAAGGTCAGTAATTTCATCAGCAGTACCTTTGCAATTCTCTTTTGTTTCAAATAGAATGTTTATTTTAACTTCGTGATATTGTAGAGCGATTAAAGGAAGGGCTAAACCTACATTGCGGCAGAACCAGAACTCTAAGGGGATATAGAGATTAGCGCCATTATTAGCATCAGTCCCTATTTTCTTAAGCATATCATTGGCGCCTACCATATTTTTATAGGCATCTTTCTTTGATACGGGAAGCGAGAGTTCATTCCACACATACATCCAGTGAGAATAATGCTTGTCTATCTTTTGACCACCGATTTCAATTTCTACATAGTTTATTAAACGAAGGCCAAAATAAGGACATACTTCTTCTCCTGAATAATAATTAACAACTGCTAAATACATACGGTGTATTAAATCTCCGTTACGAGATATTTGGCAGGTTACACGATTGCCAAAATTGGGAGTTCCGTTAAAAGTTTGTTGGATAGCTTCAATAGCAAAGTTAGTATGACGACGATAAACTACTTTGAAAAAGGTAATTTGCGGATTACCGGTTAAATAAACATCCTGTGCACCATAAGCTACTAATTGAAGAAGACCACCACCCATTTACGCTATATTCTTTATACTATTAGAGGAGAAAAAAAAAAGGAAATTATATAACACGACTCTTTAATTTTTATTATAGTAGATATCTTTATTATATTTTTAATTGGAATAAGCAAGGCCACCCATACCAGATAATATACGAAGGACGTTGTAATTGACCGCGTATATATTTATGCCTTGATATGAAGCAGTAACAGAGGTTTTAGCAGTAACCATCAATGTCGCGGTGTCAATACGAGACATATTGAGGGTGCCGCTCGGTTGATGATCTTCGGGTTTTAGTGCAAACGAATATACGTTGATAGAGTTATATACGGGAACATTAGTGTGATGTTGGAAGGGTTGAACATAATTGAAATAATCACCTTCTCTTACAGCGAAACGATCGTTTCCGTTTAATTGGAGGATTGCGTTGGTGAAAGGATTTACATTTTCTTTTGGTTTCACATCGGATATAACAAGGTAGTTAGATGTAATCTGTCCTCCCTGTATGGCATTGCCACCATCTGCAAGACCGTATGATGTCTTTAGATCTGCAACATCCTTATTGGTGTAATCATACCATCTGGTTACATTGTTAGTAGGTGTTATTTTTGCGACCCATATGAGTTCTTTGCAGGGGTGATTGAAGTTTAGCTTAATTCTGTTGGTACCGGCAACGAGGGGTTCAGTGCCAGTGAATTGTAGCTGTTCTATTAAATATTCGTGCGATAATTGAGCGAATCTTCGGCGTTCATCAGTATCTAAGAATATATAATCGGCCCATAAAGAGATATTTTTAATATCTTCAAAGTCAGTTAGTAGACCATCACCCTTGGATATGCAATTAGGCTTGGTTTCAAAATCTATTTTCACTTTGACTTCGTGATATTGAAGGGCGATTAAAGGAAGCGCAAGACCTACATTGCGGCAAAACCAGAACTCGAAGGGGATATATAGAGTTGTAGAGGGGATATTGTCATTGGCGGGGTTGCCGTTTAATATATCTTTATCAGCGCCGACCATAGTATCATATGCATAACGTTTTCCCATAGGAAGAGATAATTCATTCCAGATGTAAAGCCAGTCCGAGTAATGCTTATCTATTTGTTGGCCACCAATTTCAATAACAACGGATTTTATTAAGCGCAAACCAAGATAGTTTTGATATGTGCTGGTAGTTGCGGATTGGGCAGCTTTCTTTTTAGGAACATCAACTTGTAAATACATGCGGTTTATTAAATCACCGTTGCGCGATATTTGGCAAGTTACGGTATTTCCGTAGCCAGCATTGCCGTTAAAAGTTTGTTGGATAGCTTCAATAGCAAAGTTAGTATGACGACGATAAACTACTTTGAAAAAGGTAATTTGAGGATTACCAGTTAAATAAACATCCTGTGCACCATAAGCTACTAATTGAAGAAGACCACCACCCATTTACGCTATATTCTTTATACTATTAGAGGAGAAAAAAATATAGATTATATGACACAAAAATAATTTTTATTATATAAACCTTAATATTTATAATTCAAATATAATGATGTTTAAAGAGAAGTCATCTAAAAAAAAAATAACAACAGATACAAATGAAACTGTTACTTTGGACGCAATGCATAATAATATGATAAAGGATTTTGAGAAGAGCGATAAGGAAAAGATATACTATCTTGAAAAACTGAGATATTGTGAAGAAAATAAAGTTGAGATATTAAAAAGTATTAATAATACAGCCGATAAAGAACTTAATAGCAGGCTTTGGTTCAGTAATATAGAGTTAAATGAGCAGATAATAAATATTAAAAGTAAATTGAATGAACTCAATAATTTAGACGAAATAGAGTATTACAAAAATACGAGCGATATACTATTTCAATATTACGATACCGTAAATAAGCAATCAGATATTAATCAGAATATAAACTTTATCAAAGAGGCGTGTAATAAACCGAAGATATATAAGAAGGAATCCAAAAAAAAGCGAAATATGAGCATTAATAATAACACAATTAATGTATTAGAGGCTCTTAATAACATAGATAATAAGAAGCTAATAACAGATAATAAAGGCGTTGATAGCGATATATGCGATAAAATGGAGGCCAATAAAACTAAGGGGGAAATTAATGACAATGATATTAATAAGATATATGACAAGAGTACCTTAGTAGATAAATATATGGCTATAATAAATAATAGATATGTCAGAACAGTTGAGGACGAAAACATCTCCAACATGATGCTATAATTGTATGTAGTATTTGTGGATATCAAGAGCTTCTTTTAGTTGAGCAAAATAGACCGATATTAAAACAGAATACAAAGGATACATCGCATTTTTGTTATAAAAGGATTAATCATTTTAGGGAGTGGTGCAATCAGGTTCAAGGTAAGGAGAGTACGGATATACCCGATGAAATATTTGAAAGGATTTTGACGGAAATTAAGAAGGAGAAAATAACTGACTTGAAAAAAATAACCTACATAAAAATGAGGGATATTCTTAAAAGATTAAGAATAAACAAGTATTACGAGCATATCAATTATATTATAAATAGAATCAATGGAATACCTACACCGCAATTTAGTCCCGAATTGGAAGATAAGTTGTGTAATATGTTTAGAAGCATCCAAGCTCCTTTTTTGAAACATTGTCCGAAAGATAGAAAGAACTTTTTGTCATATAGCTATGTTCTCTATAAGTTCTTTCAGATACTCGGGCTTAACGAATACCTCAAATATTTTCCATTATTGAAAAGCAGAGAAAAACTCTACGTTCAGGATCAGATATGGAAAAAGATATGTGTTGATTTAAATTATGAAATTATACCATCGTTATAAACTGCTTACCGCAACTGCTATAAATATTTAAAAAGTTTGCATATATTCAAAGTATACAACTATGAGCCGAAGATAGTTTGGCAGACATTTCAGCGATTTAAGTGACTTCTTTAATATCTAAGCGGCTAAGCTAAGCAACCGGATTTCTATAAAAATGAAGAAATAAAAATTGAGTACATCTTTCTGATTTTTTAAAGGTTTCAAAAGTTTTTTAGAAATTACAAAATATTTTAAGAGATGTACTCAATTTTTAAAAAGAAAAAATAGAATAATAAC